TGGTAACAACGGTGTAGAGAACCTTGTGCAACGCTTAGAGTTCATGGCTGTGTCTCTCGGTATTGAGGTTATTGTTCTTGACCACATCACTGCTGCCGCTACTGGTATGCTTGGGTCTATGAATGATAACGAACGACTGTTGATTGACAGTCTTATGAAAGAGTTGCGATCACTTGTGTCACGCACTGGCGTACACATCCACATCGTATCTCAGCTTGTCAAGAATGGCAAAGCGTTTGAAGAAGGCGAACGTATTACTATGCAGGATCTTAGAGGCTCAGGTTCTCTTGCTTCTGTACCTAATACTGTTATCGCATTGGAGCGTAACCGACAAGACCCAGACGAGGTGGTCAAGAATACAACTACAGTTCGTGTTCTAAAGAACCGTCTGACTGGTAAGTGCGGTATAGCTTCAGCCCTCTACTACAATCATAACTGCGGTAGACTGGAGGAAGTCGAGTATCAGGAATCTGATGCAGGCAACGTATCGTTTAACTAATAGGAGGAAGAGTCTCATGAACCGACTCGTACTAGACATTGAGGCCAACGGCTTAAATGAAATTAATTTAAATTCAAAAGGCAATGTGATCCCTGAGGTAACTCAGGTTCACTGCCTTGTTATCAAGGACGTAGACACAAATGAAATTAAAACTTATACTGGTATGGACATTAGATCTGGTGTTAATGTGCTTCGCAATGCCGACTGTCTTATTGGCCATAACATTACGATATATGACATCCCTGTGCTCGAAAGGTTCTACGGTCCTATTCTCACTGAGCAACAAGATACTCTCATTATCTCCCGAATGATGTACCCTGAACGGGGTGATCATCCTTTGGGTGGTAACTCGCTTGAGTGTTGGGGTAAACACCTTGGCTGTCACAAGCAAGACTATCAAGGTGGTTGGGAAGAATACTCAGATGAAATGCTAGAGTATTGTATTCAAGACGTAGAAGTTTCCCATAAGATTTGGGAAGCACAACAGGAGTTTATAGATGCAAATCCCAAATCCGTTTGGCTTGAGCAGCAAGTTACAAGAATTATTGCTAATCAAATTGCTAATGGCTTTTGCTTTGACATTGATGCTGCATACGATTTGGAAGAAGAGTTGCAGTACAATAAGATTTCTATTGAAGATGAAATGAGACAAACATTTCCACCTCTTACTGAAGAACGCTGGTCCGAGAAAACAGGACGGCGACTCAAAGATAAGGTAACAGTCTTCAACCCGGGTTCCCGCAAGCAAATTGCGGAGCGGCTTAGCACCAAGTATGGTTGGGTTCCCCCATTAACCGACAAGGGTAATCCAAAGGTTGACGAAGCCGTGCTTAGAGAACTCAAGTATCCAGAGGCTAAGGTATTGATCAAGTACTTTGATACAATCAAACTACAGGGTCAAGTATCTGACTGGATTAAGCGGGCTTACCATAGCCGTGATGGTAAGATTCACGGCATGGTAAACCCACAGGGTACAGTGACTGGTCGTATGACTGCATCGCAACCAAACCTGCAACAAGTATCGGGAGACAAACGAGCACGAGCATTGTTCAAACCATCAGATGGATATGTACAAGTAGGTATTGATGCTAGTGGTCTTGAAGCACGCATGCTTGCATCCCGTATGGCTAAGTATGATCAGGGAGCGTATGCAAAAATTATCTTGGAAGGAGATATTCATTCTGAGAATCAACATGCTGCTGGATTGCCAACAAGAAATGATGCAAAGACTTTCTTCTATGGTTTCCTGTATGGTGCTGGTAATGTTAAGATTGGTAAGATTATTGGCAAGAATGCTAATGCTGGTGCTGCTCTTAAGAAAAAGTTCTTGACTCGTTTGCCAGCTTTGAAGAAAGTTATTGATGATGTCAAGGCACATGTTGATAAGACTGGCAAGGTCAAACTACTTGATGGTAGGCTTGTGCCATGTCGATCACAACATGCTGCACTCAATGTGCAACTGCAAGGTGATGGTGCTATTGTAATGAAGGTAGCACAGGTTCTCCTTGAACGCAAGATTAAAGACATGCCTGTTAAGTTTATGGCTACGGTGCATGACGAGTGGCAGCTTGAATGTCCAGAAGATATTGCAGAAGAGGTAGGCAAGCTTGGTGTACAAGCTCTACTTGAGGCGGGTGAAAAATTAGATTGTCAGATGCCCATTGATGGTGAGTATCAAATCGGAAAGGACTGGTCAGAATGTCACTGATTAGTGTAGACTTTTATGAATTCAGAGATGATCCAGTGGCTAATTTGGTTTGGCTTACGACTAAGCCTTTGTTTACAAAGACACCGCGTAAAATTAGCCATTGCAATCTTGTACTAGAATTTGGTGGTAACAAATATACTGTAGTAACAAGCGATAAGTTTTCTGCTAGAGTAGTTGATAGAAATAAATTCAATGAGTTGTATGAGCCACCTGTATACAGCCATGTGTTTGGTGAAACTAATCTTACTTATAGCACATTAAATAAACTAGTCACTGGTTATCAAGGCAGTATTTTAAAGACTGCATTGTGGCGATTGACTGGTTACTATTTGGGATGGAAGCCAAAATTGTGTACAATTCTGTCTCAAGAGATTTTACGAAGCAGTGGGTATATGGTACAATATAACCACAAACCTATTGAGTTTTATGAGGAGTTAAAGAATGAAAACTATTATGTTCTCAGGCAAAGCAAGGGTTGGGAAGACCCACGCTGCGAATCTGATTGCAGAGCTCGCATTTGCGGACGGTCTGAGGCCAGTATTTCTGCCCTTCGCAAAGCCTATCAAAGATAAGGCTAAGGCTGAAGGCTATACCAAAGAGGATAATCCTCAGGAGTATAGGTCTTATTGTCAACTAATGGGTGAGACTGCTCGTGGTATTGATCCTGATCATTGGATTAAAGCATGGCAAAAAGAGTTTGAATCTTATCAAGATAAAGAGTCTGATTTAATTAGAGAAGATAAGAAGCATTGGGAGTATCTCGTTATTGTAGATGACTGTCGTTATTTAAATGAGATTGCGTTGTGTAAAGATCTCAATGCACATCTTTGTTTTATATCACACGGTCCTCGTGAATTAGAGGATCATTATGGAAATTGGAGGAATCATGAATCTGAAGAATGGGCTAATGAAGTTGAGGACAATGGTCAAGATTACGATGTGGAACATTGGATCGAAAATCATAATGGCATCAAGACGTATGAAAGGATGATCCGAGAAGTTTATTATCAAGTCAGTAAGACTGAGGCTGTCTCTATTGCTAGTATGAAGAAAACTATTAAGAAGTTATTGGATATGTTGGACGATGAAGAAACCAAAGACAGCGATAATTGACGGAGATATCCTAGTATATCGTGCATCATTCTGGGCTGATATGGAAGGCATAGACGAGCTTCCACAGCGTCTGAAACATGATGTGAAGAAGTGGACTCCTCGTGGCTGCAAACCTGTTGTAGCCCTGTCCTGTCCTCGTAGGCAGAACTTTAGACGAAGAGTTTGGTCTGAGTACAAGGCTCATCGTGATGACACCAATCAACCTGATAGTCTCAGTTATTCTATTGAGATTATTGTTGATGGATTTGACATTGTAAAGTATCCTCAGTTAGAGGCCGACGATATCATGGGTATCGAGGCTTCTGCTGGGGAAGCTATTGCTGTAACTATTGATAAGGATTTACGGTGCGTCCCCGGATGGCACTGGAATCCTGATAAAGAAAAGAAACCTATCTGTATCTCTGAAGAGGATGCGGATAGGTTTTTTTATGAGCAATGGATGACTGGAGATACGACCGATAACATTCCCGGCTTATGGAAAGTGGGTCCTAAGAAGGCTCAGAAGTTCCTTAAGGAAACTCCTCGGGAAGATTGGGTAAAAGAGATCCTAGAGATGTATCGTGTCGAAGAGAGGCCAGAGCATAAGGGTCGAGCAGGTCTAGATCCTATAAGATTTGGTAAAGCAATGGCTTGGTGTGTTCGTATTCTTCGTGATGGAGAGTATGATAAGTCCGGTCAGCTCATCAACTTATGGAACTTTGGGTATAAAGGAGACAAGAATGGATTCCAAATGTTCTAATTGTGGTGCTACTAATATGGTTCAAGCGGGTGTGTGTTCTGTATGTACTAATTGTGGTTCAACTAGTGGTTGTTCCTAATGTATTTTGAAAAAGTAACTAGATGTAACTCCTGTGGTCGTTTGACTACAGGAGTTTATGTTCATGGACATACACAATGTTCATGGTGTAAAGTAAATATAGAACCCTGTTGTCAGGGTCAGGAGAATATTCATGCCGTATGTAAAAGAGACAATCCTCAACAAAGCACAAAAGGCTGTAAAGCTTAGCGATGCTGAATTATCTATTGTTATTGGACATTTACTCACAGAAATTGAGGAGTTAAAGAATGAGCTCAAAGAAGTTTCCGCTAATCGACAGCCTCGTGCCAAAGCTACTAAAAGAAATGTATCCACCTCTGGAGTATCAGGAGAAAGTAACTCGTGAGGAATGGGCGTTTCGTGGTGGGCAACGAGACATCATTAGAAAATTAGAAACAATTATTAAACAACAAGAGAAAGGGGGCCGTTGATGCCACATATACCGTTTCATTTTGATTACGACGAAGAGTTAGCCGCTCAAGGTAGAACTCTTTATGAAGAATCTACAAGGGGATATGCTGGAACTTTTGCTAGTCAAAATAATTTACTTACTTTCAGCGACGAACAACAAGCAGCCCTAAATGAATATCAAAAATCTTTGATAAAAAAACCGGGGCGAGCTATTACATTTGGTCTTGATAGGGCTATGGGATTTAATAGAGGGCCACGTGATGGTGGATTAGTTGGTGAATTTTCTGATTATCTTAAAGACCAAGGTTTTTCAAAGCAAGAAGCTTTAAATTTTTTTAAGGCTTTAGATGATGATCCTTCAGAATTTTTTGGTGATAAAGAGCCTAAAGAAAAGGGCGAGAAAATTAGATTTCTAAAAGAATATTTTAAGGAAGCTCAAAATTTGTATCAAGCATCAGCAGATACAGAAAAAGAAATGATCCGAGAAGAGAAAGCATCTAGAGAACAATTAGAGTTTGATAAAGCTCAGCGTGAAGCATTTGGATTGAGCGATCAACAGCAAGGTGAACTGGCTGATCGACAACGTAAACAGCAACAGAGCCAACAATACTTACAGTCTCGCGGGGGCATGTCTTCTCGTCAGGCTCAGAAGTCTGGAATGGTTATGATTCCACAAGCTAGACCAGTATAAGGAGAACAAAATGGGTTTAACAGGTAAAAGTGCAAGAAAGAAAGCTAAGAGACAAGCTGCAAGAGATAAAGCTTTTGGTGAATTTAGACAAGGATTAACTAGAAAATTCCGAGAAAGATTTATGTCTAACCAAGAACGACGGCGACAGTTTATGTTTGGCGGTGTGGCTGCACAATATCGTACAGATCAACAGAACGCAGAGCGTGCTGACTTTGATGTTAAATCTAGACAAATGGCTGCAGATAGATTGGCTGAACAAATGCTAACAGAATCTCGCCAAAGTTATAACCCTCAAAAACAATCAATGGGTATGTTGCAAGTACCTAGAAGGAGGATGAGTTAATGGGATTTGGTGGTATTGGATATGATCCAGCTGCACAACAGGAAATGATGGCAGCTAATCTTGCAAGAGAAAGAGCAGATAGAAAACAAGATCAAGAAGAGGCTCGCAATGCTCGCTTAGAAGAAGAAAAAATGCGTCTTTCTTTAGAGCGTGCTGCTAGAGCGGAGCAATATGAAGCTATGGAATCTGAAAAACTGGCTATTGAAGAGTCAGAAGAAGAAGCTATTGAAGAACAAATGGGACAGAAACAGACACAACAAAATGTTATGTCATTCTTTTCTGAAAGACCGGGGATTCAAATTGCAAAACCCGGGAATGAAATGAGGCCAGAATG